AAAAGTTCTTCTTTCTCTTGTCATAAAAATCGCCTACTTTCTTAATTTAACAATATCTATTCTCATAGAATTTGTCCAACTAAGTGTAGACGATTCAGTACTCAACAAGGAGTGATTGAGGATGTTAGGGCTTATTAGAAGCTAGTAAAATTGTAGCACTTGAAGAAAGTTAGAAGCTCGTTAATATGACGACACTAGGTTATAACTTTCTAAACGAAATAAAAACGAAAAGGAGTAACTGATGATACAGACTAACGAAACTAAATGTCCGCTATCTAGCGTTTGCAATCAAGCGGGGAAGTTGCCTCAATGCACAACGCAGTGCACGCCATATATAGCTATTACTAGGCGATATACATCGACAGGATTGCCGATTGATTATCAGAACATAACATTGTCAAATTCGCCAGCAAAAGAAGAGCAATCGCATATTTACGATAGATTAGGAATTTATGTTAAATCTTTTACGATGAACAATGTACGAGTTAAAAATCTTTATCTAGTATCGGATAGTCCGGGAACTGGTAAGACGACAACGGCTGCTGCTTTAATCAATGAATATATACGCCGACGATTCATGTATTACGTAAAACAAAAGCTGGAAGTGCCACAGGAATTAGCGTTATTTCTCGACTTAACGGAGTGGCAAAATAAATACAATCTCGCTACTATGTCGAAAGATGGAGATGCAATGGAAAGTATAAAGGACGACATTATTCGATATTCAGGTATAGAATTTCTAGTTATCGATGATATTGGCGTTCGATCATCGACAGAAGCCTTTAGAGGCTATGTTCATACGATTATTAACACTAGAGTAGCTAACGGTAGACCCACAGTTTTTACAAGTAATGTGTCGATGAAAGAACTGGCTAATATTTTTGACTCTAGGTTATACGACAGAGTTCGTGACCAATGTATCGAAATGCCATTCGATGGAGAAAGTAAGAGGGGGCGCAGGTAATGAGTAATAATTTTGGAGCGATGATGCTGTCGAAAGCTATCGATGTCGAATCACTTTCGGAGTTGCATAAGAACGGAGTATCAGAACGAACGTTCGTAAATAAAGGAGATAAGGACGTCTACAGATTTTTAATCGAATACGCTGAACATAATCGAGGACAAGTTCCTTCATATGCAACTATTGTTGATAAGTTCGGCGATAGGTTCACGTATGTACCTGGTGTTATCGATTCTTTTGAGTATCTAGCGAAAGAGGTTAAGAATCGGAAGGCTCAATTCGAATTCAAAGATTTTGTTGATAGCCTACAATCTAATTTTGATAGCGGAAAAAATAATATGCAAAATCTTATTGATTCCTTGACAGATGAGTTGCAAATGATTAATAATAACAATAGACACGAACAAACGTTCGGAAAAAACCTCAAGCATGATGTTGGTAGATTTAAGTCAGAGTACATGAAACGTAAGATAGGCGGTTCAGTAAAAGTTTGGAATAGCTCATTCAGCTATATTAACGAAGAAGTAGGGGGGTGGTCGAGTGGAAGTGTTTACGTATTCTATGCTCGAAGCGGTAGAGGTAAATCTGTTATTACAACATACGACGCTGTTCATTTAGCACGTGAAGGGGCAAACGTTCTGCTTTGGACGTTAGAAATGTCGGCTTACGAGGTAATGACTCGGATGTTCACATTCATGTCTGCGTTAGAGGGAAAAACTTTATATACCGACGATGAGACATTAGAAGAATATGAAAGTGGCTATAGTGCGGACTTGATCAGAAATGGCTCACTAAGTGATGATATGGAGACTGATTTCATGAATATGTTAGATGAATTAAATTCTTCAATGAAAGGAAACATATTTATACGTTCTGTAGATGACGAGGACTTCTATGAGAGAAATTTACGGCAACTAGAGTCAGATATTGAATCAGTTAATGCAGATGTCGTTGTTATCGATCCATTTTACTACCTAGATTATGAAGCGAACAAAAGCAAGACGGCAGGAGGGGACGCAGCCGAAACATCTAAAAAGTTACGTCGATTAGCTGGTCAAAAAGACGTTGTTGTATTCGCTATTACCCAAGCCGAAGAAGACGATAAGGAGCAAGATAAAGATGAAAGTCGAGCGCTTAAACTACCGAAAAGAAGAGAAGTAAAAAAGACTAAATCGTTATTAGAGGACGCAAGCGTATTAATAGCTTTAGACACTGACTACCGTCAAAAAGCTGGTGTTATCGGCATCAACAAAGGACGTAACGGTGGGGAGGGTACGACAAAAGAATTCGTATATATTCCTAACGTTGGTATCGTGAAAGAGATGAACATTAATGGCGATATGTTCGGAGATTTTTGAACGGAGGGACTTTCATGGCGAAAATAAAAATAAAAGGACGTCTAGTAGACGTAAATCTTCGAGAAGAAATAGAAATGTTTGAGTTCGATAAGGTTACGTGGAGAGGCGATAAAATGACTGCTTGCTCTCCTTTTCGTTATGATAGTACACCGTCGTTTTTCTTGAATGTAGAAGAAGGAGATTACGCTGGAACATGGAAAGACAGCGGTGCATACGATGACGAGTACGCAAGTGGTAACTTTCAAAAATTGTTATCGTTTTTGCGTAACGAGTCGTATGAAGAAACTGTTGACTATTTACTAGCGAAATATGACTACGAGTATATGGACACTTCGTTATCGCTAGACATAGAGCCCCTATATATTCGAAAAAGTATCGTTACATTAGACGAAAGTTTAATTTCGAAAAAGCCATTAGATAAGACGTATTTAGATAGTCGTGGGATTCATCCGAAGATTGTCGAACTAAATGGCGTATTTGATAATGGCAATAGCATAGGTATTGTTTGGAGGGACATTAACGGGAGAATAGCAACGATAAAATACCGCCATAAACAGTCCAAAATATTTTGGTACGAAAAAGAAGCAACGCCTGTTAATCGTTTAGTGTACGGTATCAATCACGTCGTGGATCGTGATCTAAAACGTATTGTGTTGTGTGAAGCGGAAATCGATGCGATGACATGGCAAAGTGCTGGAATCTTTGCCGTAGCAGTAGGAGGAGCAAGCTTGAACGATATTCAAGCGCAATTAATCGCGTCAAGTGGTGTCGATGAAGTTATTCTGGGCGGAGATTTTGACGAAGCTGGAGAGAGATTTAATAGTATAGCATACGAAAAACTGCGTATGTACATACCCTCAATAAAAAAGATAAAAGATTCCGACAAAATACCGTTCAAAGATGTCAATGAGTTTGGTACGATTAATGTTAAGCGGTTGGAATTCGAGTCTATTCCAATTGTTAAAGAATTAATCATTTAACGAGGTGCTAATATGAGGAAGCGAAAAATAATATCGACTGTGTTTTTGTCGTCTGTGTTACTTTCGGCATGCGGTAGTCAGTACAATAATGAGGACGAGAAGCTAGAAACATATTCGCTTGAACTTGAAAAAGCGGTTGATTATTATGCGGTTAAATCTAACGTCATTAGAAGTGAAGATGAGATAAACACGCGTATGTTTGCGCAGTTAGAGCCGTATGTAGATGCATTCAAGTCAGACATAAATATGGACGAGTTGTCGAATGATAGCAAAGTATTTTATGAAGATGCTTTGCGTGGGATAAAAGATATTGATGGAGCGATTGAGGCGTCTAAGGACAACGTTGGAAATGCTGTCGAATCATACTATTCGAATATGTTTGACGATGATGATACCGTGATGCTTATTAGACGTCATTATAATCCTGGAAGGTTAGACACTGAAAAACCACAGTCGATAAAAGAGTTTACAGAATAAAAAAAAGAGCGCTAATTGCGCTCGTCTGATTCGCCTATCAGATAGCTGACAGTTACATCGAAGTAGTTGGCGATTTCTATCAGTGTATGTATATTCGTGAGATCGCCGCTATTAACAGCTCTTTGAATTGTTTTAGAAGAAACATTAATCTTTTCCGAAAGTTCTTTTTGAGTGATTCCAGAGTCATCGAGTAAGTCAGATAAGCGGGCAACTAAATTTTCTTTGTAATCTTCTTGTAACATTAATGTAACACCTCTGTTATTGAAACGGACAAAAATGTCCTTTATAGTAATAATCAGTTATTCGAACGGCAATTCGATAACTAATTAAATATTATTTGTCCGATTTCTAAACTGACCGGTATAAATAAGTAGGAGGTACTTCATGTTAAATCAAAACTTAATATTAAAACTAACGAATTACGTAAAATTCTTAGGAATAAAGGATACGGATATAGCGCAAACAATAGCGCATGATGTACTCCTTGACCCTAGTGCAAAAGGTCGCGAGTACAAAGCGGCTAAGTTTCGAACGTTAAAATTCTTTTCTGACGATAGAAAAGAGTATCGAAATTTAGCGACTTGGCAGTCTATATCTCCCACGAGCTTAAACTCGAAAACTAAGAATGATCTCGAGGGAGACGAATCGATGTTAATAGATGTAATCCCTTATGACGATTACAACGAAAAAGCGTCCGCCAAGCTTTCCAATCAGCGGCAACTGATTATAGGATTGCTTGACGGAGCTGACGAAAGAACAACGGCAATTGTTCAATCGTGGCTTGAATGCGATAAACCTAGCTACGCTTTAGTCGGGCGAATATTAGGATTATCGAGCAAAACTGTTGAGAGAAGTATAAAGCGCTTGAAGCGTAATTATACTTTCGAACAGTTCGGAGATTATAGGGAATGCCTTTCAGCATAGCTATACTCCATTTTTAATGTTACCAACAAAGGTAATTTTCGTCAATATATTATAATTTATCAATTAACGTATTAATATATACCCGAAATAAACGAAATTAAAACATAAAAAAACGAAAGAGAGTGTTTAAAATGTATATCGAAATAGAAAGTTTGAACGAGACAGTCGCCCTAATAGATGAGCGACATACTGACATAGTATACAACGGAGGATTTAAGTCAGACGACGACCCGATGGACTACGTAAGTTTGGAGGCGATTATATGCGTCAGTTAAATCTAACTAACCACGCCTACCAGCGATATTTAGAGAGAGTGTCCGATTCGTCAAAACGTCATGAAGCAGCGAATAAATTGTCACAGTTGGTTTCGACAGCTAAAGAACGTTCAATAGATGAAACTGGTAAGACAACATATTACGCTAAAGGATTGGCAATTGTTGTATCCGAAGATGGCTACAATGTACTAACTGTATATCGCAAGACTAGATTTGATGATTGCGATTTATTTGAGAATATTATCGAAATTGTCAAACGAGAAGTCTATAAGGAAGAACGCTATTTAAACGGTAAGAAACGTTCCTTACTTATAGAAATGCATGAAGCTGAAATTCGTAAGTTAAAAGTTTTTAATCCTGAAACACAGTCGATTATACAAAATAAAATCGATTTTATTAAGACGGAGATTTCAAACATTAACGACAAATTACGTCAAGCTAAAGACGTAAGTAAGAAATTTGGACTCACTTGAACGTCCGCAACAGCGGGCTTTCAATCGAGTACATTTGTTAGGGTGTATTCGATTGAGCGCATAAGCGTTCAAATACCGATTTTGGGTTTCCGAGTTGGTAAAACGAAATTAACGGAGGTAATTGTATGAGTAATTACGCATTAGGGGCAGACGCATTAAAACGTTTCACAGGAGGTACAGCTGATGCTACTGCCGACAATAAGTTTTCAAAGTTCGGTAGCGGGTCCGAATACACGGTAAAAGTTTTAGGAACTGCGGATGTTATGGAAGCGAAAACTTATTCGCATTTCCAGAATCCAAAAATCGCTACATTTACGGCACAAAATCCATCAAATATTTATAAAAAAGATGGGGAATTTGTGTACGAGAATCCTACACCATGGGATATCATCTCTAAAGCGTTATATGAACGCTCGAAGAAAAAGTTCGACGATGACCACCAAGCAGCAGGACAGTTAGCACGTAAATCAAGATTCGCTTTTGGGTTCTTTGATTTGGAGGCTAACGAACCTATTGTGATTGATGTTACAGCGACACAAGCAAAGACGTTGTATGAGACAATCGAAAAGCATAGCGGAAAACTTGACCAGCGTATTTTTAAACTGTCTAAAACCGGTAAAGGCAAGGACACAAAGGTGGCGCTTGATGTTGTTTTTCCGGGAGAAGAAACGGATGAGCAAGCTAAGAATGCAGAGAATGCTCCGAAAGAGTTCCCGATCGAGTCATTTAGCGGGCTATATTACGAAAAGTCTGACGATGAAATGAAGAAAGATTTAGTGTCTATCGGCTATAATCTCTCGGATTTTGGTATAGATCCTCCGAAAAATAATGAAGCGGAAGAAGATCCAACGAAGAGCTTTTAATCGGGAGGAAATATAATGGCCAATTTTGCAAGTGCGAAAGGGATGGCGAGTGAACTAATCGCTCAATCCCTCCTCATCGCCAAAGGTTATTCGGTGCATATCCCACTAGTGGACGAACCCTATGACTTAGTAGCGCATGAGAATGGGACGAGAAATAGTTTTAGAATACAGGTCAAGACGTTGCGTGTAAGAACAGATCGCGAAAACGCCTTAGTCGTTAAAGCAACAACAAGTAAATCGCAAATATATTCGAAATCGGATGTTGATTATATTCTAGCGATTAACATCGACGCTGGAATCGGCTATTTAATAGAAAACACGGAGCAGAAAGAGTATTGGGCTAAAGACTTCGAAACAGCTTCGAGGAAGTGGACAGAGCTTCGGTTAGGAGGCGATATTTATGGCGACGCATAAGGACGAACTTCTTGGAAAGGAGTTTACGACCAGTGATGGTCGATTATTGTATGTTTTCGGCGTCGTTGAGCCTTTTATAATTGCGTCTGACGGCTCTCTGCATATGATAAACGACATTAAGTTCGATGAGTAATATCGAAAGAATAAAACGAAATTAAAGCGGAGGTATTATGATATGACAGTTAAAATTACAACGAAAGTACAAGGAAATGAAACCGTAGTTGAGTTCGATACGGTGGAAGAAGCGACAAAATTTATGTTAATAACCGAAGATGGGGAATCAAATATGGAATACGACAAGATAGAAGAGGAACATGAAAAGGAATATGATGACCCAGAAACGTTGTCTGTTGGGGATAAGTTTACGGTAGAAGGTTTTGATGGGGTTCTTTTCGAATTTACACCCGGAAAAGTGTATGAGGTTATAGCTGACGGAGAGGTAGAAGACGATAGGGGGGTAGCATTATGGTCTGCTAACTTTGGTTATCTACGTGGAGTGAAAATCACAGAAAAATATGATAGTGGATTTCATGAGGGGGACATTGTCTTAGCTAAAGAGACTATCTTAGATAACTCTGGCGATCGATTTATTGAGGGGTACTTCGGGCAAGTAATAGACGTTAGAAAAGACGTTGGCATCATAATAGTTAAGTGGAACGTCCGTGAGCCGTCTGTGTATGTGAACTTTAATGAAAGTGATAAGCTACAAATCGTTTCAAAAAGTATAGATTAGGAGGGAAACGTAATGGCTTTGCGTCTAAACGATAGCCAAAATAACTTGTCAGACGCTATTGCAAAACGTAAATATGCGGGCGTTGGCGAAACACTTGCCGACGCTTTCGCTAGAATTTACTCGATGAAGAATAGCGATCCTGATATTAAGCGGATTAAAGCCGTTGAAAAAGCTATGAATAACGGCATAATCGGCAGGGAGCAGAAAGCCGTTGATAACGGCAAGAAATTAACGAAAGCCGAAGTAATGCGTCTATACAATTCAGTTAAAGAAGTAGAGCAAGAGCGTATCTTGAGCGACATGGTAAAAAACATGCCAAGTAACTACGCGCTAGTTACTACGGAGGAGCAATTATTCGACATGGTAAGCGAATTATTGCTTGAAAATAAGATAGTCTTTGATGTTGAGACGACTGGTACTGACGTCTGGTCTGACAAAATTGTCGGACATGTACTATCAGCAACAAAAGCGGATAAGCATTATTATGTTCCGACGAGGCATAGCACCCTCGTAAAGCAGTTAAATCACGACTTCGTTACAGAGAAATTAAAGAAAGTGTATGAGCGTAAGGATGTTCTTTATATAGCGCATAATTCCAAGTTTGACATCCACATGCTCGATCGCGATGGTATTTGTCTTAAAGGGAGACTGTGGGACACGATGGAAGCAATGCGTTTGCTTAACGAGAATGAGCCGACGTATGCCTTAAAGAAACTAGCAACCAAGTTCCTTAAAATCGAATCTCATACTTACGGAGATTTATTTGGCCAAAAATCATTCGGGGAAGTTGACGATCTTCAAGTAGCGTTGAGTTACGCAGCTAAAGACGGAGACATAACGTTTAAACTTTACGAATTCCAAAAGAAACACTTATCGCAATATCCGGAGATGCTACAGTATTGCGAAGAAGTGGAAATGCCATTGATAAAAGTTATTGTCGATATGGAGAAAACCGGGTTCATTATCGACAAGGATCATGCCGAAAAGTATGGAGAGCAGTTAACAGAAGATATTGCTCGTCTAAAGAACGAGATACTAGATGAACTTTATCCAACGTTTATCAAAATACGGGATGATGCGTCGAAAGAACTAAACCTTAATAGCTCGCAGCAACTCAAAGCGGTGCTATCTGCACATGTCGGAAAAGAGCTACCTAACACAGACGCCAAGAAAACGTTGAAGCCATTGGCTAAAACGTGGGTAGTTGTTGAGAAGTTACTTCTGTACAAGGAGTACGTAAAATTGTACTCTACGTACGTAAAGACATTACCAACGCTTGTAAGCGAGTATGACGGTAAATTACATGCTAACTTTAATCAGAATGGCGCGAAGACTGGACGGTTTAGTTCGGGTAATGGGTCTGTTAATCTTCAAAATCAGCCTTATGAGGCAAGAAAGCTGTTCATAGCGCCTAAAGGCAAAGTCATAGTCGGAGCAGACTTTTCGGCACAAGAGATTAGATGCGTAGCTTATTTATCGGGAGAGCCAGTACTTATAAACGCTTTTGAAAAACAACGCGATCCGTACGCTATGATGGCAAGTAACTTCTACGGGAAGCCATATGAAGAAGTGTATAAAAACTCTGACGGTAGCGATACTGCAGAACGTAAGGAAATGAAAGTTGTTTGGTTAGCGACTTTATACGGTATGAGTCCTATGTCTTTAGCGGAGATGCTAGGAGTTAAAAAGAACGAAGCTATAAAGTTGCAAGATGACTTATTTGATAGCATGCCGAAGTTAAAGGCGTGGATTGATGAGACGAAGGAGTTTGCGCAGAGACACGGCTTCGTGTGGCTGGATAAACAGCAGCGTAAGCGACGATTACCGGAAGCGACAATGCGTAAGTATGGTATACCATACGGAAAGTATAATGCCCCACAATACTCTAAAGAGAGAACGCATAACGCTAAAGTAAATAAGGCTATGCGACAAGCTCCTAACGCGTGTGTTCAGGGTGCTTCGGCTATTCAAACTAAAGTGACGATGTTGAAACTCCATGAGTTGTGCAATCGATACGACGGGTGGAGACTATGGTGTACAGTTCATGATGAGGTTCTAGTTGAAGTTCCTGATTCGATTACAAAGGATCAGACTCGTGAGTTGGAGAATGTAATGATTAATTCTTATAGATGGGGAGATTCAGTAGATAATAAAACTGACTTAGAATTTATGAACCGATGGGGAGAGGGATTGACGCCGCAGGACTGGTTTTCTAGGGAGAGCGAGGAGGTTGGTTAGATGAGAAGTAAATTTGTAGGGAGACAGCACCGTGTTTATGTTCGTAGACTGGACGGGTCAGATGAAATTGGATGCCTAACGTTTAACAGCGAGGCTTTAGCACGAGAATTTTTGCTAAGTCGAAGCATCGAAACTCCGGAAGAGATTGGTCTAAATTATGGAGAGGTAAATTCTGTTCTATATAGAGCAGACAATAACGTTTTGTATATCCTTAGCTATGAGAACGAGGGTGTTGTCGATTTAGAGGCATTGGATAGGGGCGATCTTTAGTGTTTGGTATTTCAGAAACTATCGATGAGTTCACAGACGATGCTTATCCATTGCAAGAGAAAGCGGTAGTAGTAGACAATATTTATCGATATAGCTTCGATGAGTATAAATCGAAGTACCCAAATATCTTCCCAACAATTTCGGAAGAGGAGTTCTACAAAAATCAAGAAAAAATTTTACGATAGGTTGTCCGATATAAGCCTGAAACGGTATATAAAAGTGTGGATATATTACCATTATAAACGAAAATAAAACGGAGGTATTATGATATGAAAGTTATTGGAACAGGGAGCAGGTATGAGATTTATCCCGATGATTTAAGAACGTACGAGGAACTTCCAGCGGCTACCTATAAAATTCGATTTAATTCTTTTTCAGGCTTCTCATTAATGAAAGTCGATAATTTCAAGCGAAAAGAGCCTAAGATTTACGGCGATCATTCGAAGAAGGTCAGCAAAGTATTGAGAACCTACGACAAAGTTAACCGCAGCCTTGGCGTAATGCTAAGCGGGGATAAGGGAGTAGGAAAGTCTATTTTCGTTCAATTGCTTGCAGAAAAGTTCGTGGAGCATAAACCGGTAATTATAGTAGACGAGGCATTTCCGGGTATTGCAGAATTTATCGAAAGTATCGATCAAGAGGTTTTAGTTATGTTCGATGAGTTTGAGAAGGTTTTCAACGAAGATGCCGAAGAATCGCAAGACAAGTTACTTGGGCTTCTTGACGGTGTGTCGCAGAAGAAAAAAATGTTTGTTATAACCGTAAACAATATCTATAGAGTAAGTGAATATATGATTAATCGTCCCGGTAGATTTCATTATCATATTAGGTTCGGGCACTTAAATGAGTACGAGATAACAGAATACATGAAGGATAAGGTCAGCGAAGAGTATCACGGAGAAATAAAAGCAGTGACTGCATTCGGGGCAAGAGTTGGGTTAAATTACGATTGTTTAAGAGCGATTTCTTTCGAGATAGAAAATGGTTTAGCATTTAAAGAGGCTATCAAAGACTTAAATATTATCAATGTAGACGATAACTATTATGACATAAGTCTTCCACTATACATCGAGAATGAGGAAGAAGTTTTTGCAACGCTTAAAAGTTATGAAAAACCACTAGACTTGTTTACCGAAGAAACAACAATAAGGATACACAATGTTGATCTTGGATATTTTAATATGACATTTTCATCTTCATGTATAGAATACATCGGAGGCAAAATGGTTGTTAAGTCGGAAAACATTGATGTAGAGAGAGTATCAGAAGGTATTAAGGGCGTCGACAACTCTTTAGAAGCTGGAGACTTAGAGATTATAAAAACAGCTCCCCGAAACTACAGTTTCAACGCTATTTAAAACGAAATTAAAACGAAGGTAGTTGATATAATGAAAGAGCTAAGAGAATACACTTTAGAAGAATTAGTAGAGGAAATACTAGAGAGGCATCGAAAGATGGAGAGCGATGATTCAACTGACTTAGCATTTATAGCAATCAATAACAGCGAAGAAATAGCCTGTCAATTCAGAGGATCAATTTCGGGATTAGCTACACTTCTGCTACATTCTGATGAGCTTCGAGAAATAGTTGAAAATGCAATAAGACTAGTTACGGTAGCAGAAAATTTTGACGGAGGCGAGTCCTAATATGTCATTAGCACAGGCGTTTTTAGAACAGTTGAACAAGTTCCACACATTTCCAGAGCCGTACGACGATGAATTAAATATTCACATATCGGAGGGGCTAGCGAAATATCTCCGCCAAGAAAAAAAAGTTGACTGGTCGAAGCCATTTTTCGCTCCATCATCAGCGTCAAAATGTCCTAGGGAACTGTATACGAAAGCACTCCGTAATAAGAAAGGCTATCCGTTATTCCGAAAAGATTCTCGGGAGTGGAGACCACATCAACGACGAGTAACGGCTCAAGGGACGAAAATTGGCGATTGGTTGCAATACGAAATACTTCTGATGGAACGTCATTACGAAGCATTCACAGGAGAAAAACCTAGATTTATTTTCGATAAAACCGAAGACAAAATGCCCCGTATGGAAGATTTCGCTTACGTTTCTCACGAGGTAGATTTTGACGGACAGAAGTTTAATCTCAATGGAACAACAGATGGAATTCTTATCGACACTCATACCGGAGAGAGAGTCATCCTAGAGATTAAGTCGAAGCAAGAAACGCCAGCTAAGACGAATTATACACAGATGAAAGAGCCGAAGATTGACCACATCAATCAAGTAACGTGTTATTCGGAAATGTATGGCGTTGACAAAGCAATTATAGTCTATGTTAATACTGCCAAGCCGAAATGGTTTGCGGACGAAGAAACGTTAGCTAAAACACCTGATATAAGAGCCTTTGATGTTGACATTACGGGAGAAATGAAAATAAATGTTTTTAGTTATTTCGCAGACATAACCAAAGCAGTATTAGACGAATGCCCTCCATTGCCGCATCTTGCGAAATGGCAGTTTAACGACTACAAAAGCGCGATAGCAAAGACACTCACTGATGATGAGATTAATCAACTCGAGATTCATCTATCATTGTTTAAGCCTTCGACAAATATGGCGTGGATGAAGCGAAGCATGGAAAGTGCTTTAGTAGACATAAAAAGGCGAAAGGGGATTATATAATGGGTAAGCCATTGCATGTGCGTTACAGAGATATCCAAAGCTATTATGACGAGAACTTATGGACAGAACCTCTTAGATTACATGATTTTGAGGACTACGGGCTTCATATCGAACTTAAATCGGGATATTACAACAGCATTATCGTTCCTTTTAATACTGATTTACTCATTTTCGATGATGGGTATATGATTGTCGGCCAATACGATTTCATTGATCCGTATAGTAAATCGTTCGATACTTTTCATAGAAAGGGATCGGTGGTTTGATGAACGATTCTCTTACTAAAGCAAAAGTAAAGTGGCTTGATGATGGTCGAATAGCCGTTTGGTACGCAATTGGAACAACTATAATTAAACTTCATGTCGGTACGTACGATAATTTGGGAGGTAAGCGATGAGCATTTATATAGGATTAGATTTATCGTTTGCTAAAACCGGTTATGCCGTAGTCGAAGTTATAAACGGCAAGCCGAAATTACTGGACTATGGCTTGATTAAAAACGATCCAAATCAAACGGAGCAGGAACGTATTGAGTACAATGTGATAGCTATCGATTTTCTTGCTTCACAATATCGTCCAGACGTCATTGTGAAAGAAGCATCGGTAGTAGGGAGATCGTCTACAGCTATGCCTGTGTTAAAGACGCACGGTGCGTATGAGCTTCGAATGTATAGTCGGTATAAACTATTCGATTTTCATAACGCATCAATTAAGAAGTGGGCTAGGAATGTTCTTAACGTCAAGGATAACGATAAGAAGATGGTGGGAGAAGCTGTCGAGAGAAAGTACGGCACTGTTGATGGCTTATACACGCCTAGGGGGAAATATATCGACGACATAGGCGACGCTATTGCATGTGTAACTGCGTTTCTAGAACGCGAAGAGATTATCGAAAAGGGAGTGAATGAAAGTGAAGATTGAAATTACAGGACCATCGAAATTCGATTATGTGAAATACGGCTTTGCTATGCTTGCGTGGACTATGATTAAAGCGTTTTTCATTTTCACAGCAGTAGTAATGCTTACTGAATATAGCTTCTCATTAAAGACATATACTTTAGCGGTTTTATTGACTCTTACGATAGACGGAGTATTTCGATTTTTTGAGCGTGTACTAAATATTACTGACGCAAACAAAACAAAAATAGATTTCATGGAGGACGAACAATGATTGACGTCTTCTATTTTTCGAAAACAGGGAATACGGAGTCTTTTGCTAAAAGACTTTCGACGGACTGTCTTTCGATTACAGATAAAGAACCTGATAACCAGTTCGTATTACTCACACCAACATACTTTTTTGGACAAGTTCCGGAAGAAGTTGACGATTGGTTGTCTCGGAATGAGTTAAAACTAATAGGAGTTATCGGGTTTGGTAATCGAAACTGGGGTTCTAAATATTTCGGACGTGCAGCTGACATAATAAGCGAAAGTTTCGGAGTGCCTGTTTTAACAAAAGTTGAACTTCGGGGTACTGACGAAGATGTCGAAAGCGTGGATAGAATAATTGAGTCGTTAAGGAGGCTGAGATGATGCCCACCGTTTACGTATACTGTAGCCACACTGGCGGAATTTATTTTGATAACCATTACGATGAGAGACATTTAGAGTTCTGCGAGGTTTGTGGCGACAGTGACATGTTCAAAGGGGTAGCAAGTAGCGCATCAGAATTAAGGAAGTTGCTCCACGGCTACGATGAAGATTATATAGAAGATAAAATAAAGGAGTTTGAGGAGGACTATTTCGAATGAGTAAACCGAAATCACACATTGAGCTAAATAACGAGGTTATGGAGTACGATGAGAATGGTAATCCAACAATTAATGTTGAAAAGGATGCCGAAGCGGTTAAAGCGTATTTTATAGATCATGTAAACGTTAATATGCGTTGGTTTCATAACCTGAAAGAGAAGGTTGATTATTTAGTAGACAATGATTATTGGGATATTGAATTAATATCGCAATACACTTTTGATGAAATAAAGACGGTATTTAAGCGAGCATATAGCTTTAAGTTTCGATTCCCGTCCTATATGTCGGCGTTTAAGTTTTACAACAACTACGCTATGAAATCGAATGATAAAAAGTCATACCTAGAGCGATACGAAGATCGAGTGAGTATTGTGGCATTGTTCTTCGGAAATGGAGATTTTGAGTCCGCATTACGTTTTGTTGAACTAATGATGAGCCAAAAGTACCAACCGGCAACACCAACGTTTTTAAACGCCGGTAAGGCAAGACGAGGAGCGTTTATTTCATGTTTCCTTCTAGAATGCGGAGACTCATTAAACGATATTAATCAGATGAATAGTACTGCTAGACAATTGTCGAAAATTGGTGGCGGTGTCTCTATCAATCTAACAAAAACAAGAGCGAAAGGCGAATCACTCAAAGGTTACGAGGGAGTGACTAGCGGGGTTGTGCCAATCATGAAAAACCTTGACCAATCGTTCCGTCACATTAATCAGATGGGACAGCGTCAAGGAAGTGCAAGTACGTACTTAAATGTGTTTCATGCGGATATTTATGATTTTTTAGCAACAAAAAAGATTAGTGCTGATGATGACGTTAGGACACCGACTTTGAATATTGGGGTGGTTATTCCGGATAAAATGATAGAGCTAGCTCGAAATAATGAGCCGATGTATTTATTTTATCCGAAGAACTTCTACGATGTTATAGGAGAGCATTTAGACGAGGTAAATTTGACCGAAAGATATGATGAGTTCATCACTAATCCGGAATTGCGCTTAAAGAAGATTGACCCTAGAGGTTTATTAGAGCGAATAGCTATAACGCAAATCGAGTCTGGCTACCCGTATATTATGTTTTATGATAACGTAAATAATGAAAATCAATTGTCGAACATTAGTAACATAAAATTTTCGAATCTATGTAGCGAAATTTTGCAACCGAGCATTGTTTCAAAATTTGGAGATTATGGAGATGACAATGATAAAATCGGATTGGACATTTCGTGTAACTTAGGTTCGATTAACATAGCTAATACTATGGAAAGTGGAGACATCGAAAACACTGTGTCGCTATCAATCGATGCCCTTAATAGAGTGTCGAATACTAGCGATGTAAAAAATGCTCCCGGAGTTAAAAAAGCGAACGATCTAATGAGAAGTGTTGGGTTAGGCGCTATGAATCTTCATGGTTATTTGGCGAATAATTCAATATCGTATGAGTCGAAAGAGGCTATCGAATTTGTAGACCATTTCTTTAGTTCGGTAAGGTTCTATGCTTTAAAACGTTCCATGGAAACAGCTAAAAAAACGGGGTTGACATTTATGGACTTCGAGAATAGCGGTTATAGTGATGGGACATTCTTCGACGATTATGTCGAGAATAAATTACCACGAAATTTTACGTCGGAGAAAGTATCTGCCTTGTTTAACGGTATTAAGTTACCAACAAAAAGTGATTGGAGACAACTTCAAAAAGACGTTGAGAAGTACGGACTATACAATTCGTTGACATTGGCAATTGCTCCTACGGGATCTATTTCGTATGTACAATCGGCAACAGCAAGTGTAATGCCGATAATGGAGAAACTCGAAGTTCGTACTTACGGAAATAGTAAGACGTTCTATCCTATGCCGAATTTAGATAACCGAAATTGGTTCTTCTATAAAGAAGCGTATAGCATGGATATGATGAAAGTCATTGATTTAATAGCGACGATACAGAAGCACGTCGATCAAGGGATTTCTTTTACAGTGTTTGTCACTGATGCTGTTACAACGAGAGATTTAACACGAATTCAGCTTTACGCGCATTATAAAGGTATTAAAACGTTATATTATGTCCGACAAAAAGACACAAGTAACGAAGAGTGCGTAAGTTGTGCGGTTTAAACAAACGAAATTAAAACGACAAAGGAGATTGAAGTATGGCTTATACAGCTGGAAATTGGTCTGTTAAAGATGATGACTATTCGGAAATGTTTATCCTACAAAACCTAAAGCAATTTTGGTTACCGGAAGAAGTCGCATTAGCAAGCGATATTCTTACGTGGGAAGAGTTGTCGAAAGAAGAGCAAAAAGTCTATATGCGTGTTTTAGGAGGGCTAACGCTCCTAGATACGTTGCAAGGTAATGACGGAATGAGTCAAATAGCGCAACATGTCGAGAGTCATCAACAAAAGGCAGTTCTTACGTTTATGGGTGGTATGGAAAACGCTGTACATGCACGCAGTTATTCGAATATTTTCTTGACATTAGCCAGTCAAGCGGAAATTGACGGTGTATTCGAGTGGCTGGAACGTAATGGCAGATTGCAGAAAAAAGCGGAAATGATTGACGAATTTTATAATAATATTTCGGACAAGAAATCGTTATATAAGGCGATGGTAGCATCAGTTGCTTTGGAATCATTTTTGTTTTATAGCGGGTTCTTCTATCCGTTATATCTTGCTGGACAAGGAAAGTTGCGTGCAAGCGGTAATATTATTCAACTTATTATTCGTGATGAGAGCATACACGGAACATACGTCGGATTGTTAGCCCGTAAGTTAGCTGATGACTTGGGCGAGGATATGTCAGACTTTGTTTTCGGACTATTTGATGAGTTGTTGGAGAACGAAATTGCGTATACTCGTGAGATATACGACAATATTGGGTTAACACTAGAGGTTGTCGATTTTGTTAAGTATAACGCAAACAAAGCGCTAAATAATCTTGGGTTTGAGAATCGCTATGAACACGATAAGGTAAGTTCGATTGTGTTGAATGGGTTAAATGTTGGACAAGATTCTCACGATTTCTTTAGCGAGAAGTCATCCACGTATAAAAAAGCGACAGTAGAGGCCATTTCTGATGATGACTTTATTTTTGAATAAACTACTTGAAATAGAAGCATTACTATACAGAAATATTAATGGATTAGAATCTAATATTAGGAGGGATAGGCGTTGAGAACAGAAATCTCGATAGGACCGCGTGAGGTAATAATTGATAGGGCATGGTCGAAAGAGACCTATATGAATGTCGATACTATTCACACTGACATAAACTATTCAATGTTTGAAATAGAGTGTTTAGATGGAGAGAGAACACTTATCTTAGGGTATGAAAAAGATCCTATTATGTCGGCGCACATCGGTAAAAACGTAACTTTAGAAGTTCATTAAAAACGGAGGGATATAGAATGAAAGAGTATAGCGTAGAAATTGAATATTACGGGATGATAGAAATCCCTATTGAAGCAGAAACAGCGGAAGAGGCTTACGATTTAGCACAGGATACAGCTATGATGGAAATCCCCTTCGAGTCAGACGTTTTATCTATATCGGTACTAGAAAATTAAAAAAAAAACGGAGGTTATAGACGAATGAAATTAGTCGCATTGAAAAAGCCGAATTGTATGCCATGTGGAATGGTAACTAGATATTTAAGCGGAAAATTAGACGGAGTTGATTATGAGGAATATGACGTAACCACCGATAGCGGCATGGTTGTCGCTGGACACTACGGCATCATGTCTGTGCCAGTTTTAATGTTATTAGATGAACACGGGGCGATCGCAGGTAGGGTAGATGGATATAAAGAGAAACAAATTGATGATATTTTGGCGGAGGTAAGACGATGAACTATCTATCGAAATTAATGAAAAACGTCGAGTTAACGTTAATTGTAGTATTACTATTAGCGTTGAAAATATCTGTATTTAGCGGTCATCTAGTGCCGACGATATTCCTTATCGATAATTTCATTACGGTATTGTTGGTATTTTCGGCGTTAGATTTATACGTTATCTTAAAGAGTGAGTATAAGAGAAAGTACTCTAACGAATTTAAGAGTGGAAAAGGAGTGTCGAAATAATGGCGTTTAATGTTTGGGATAGAGTATTAGTAAAAGGCGTTCACACAGTAGAAAATCGTGACTACGTAAGATTATTTAATCCGGTTGAAGCTACGATAACAGCCGTTTTTAGCGACACAGTTTTTGGGATATATCCTGAAATATACGGTGCTAATACAATTAACACGACCGAGGACGAGGTTGAGTTCATCAAAAGAGCTTCCGATGACGTAAATATGATTTATCTTGCGGGAGATATGCTTAGTTACGGAGCACAGTTACAACGAAAGAAAGAGGCGGCAGAACTTCGTAAACGTGGTTTAGAGTTATATGTGCCGCACGAGGACGAATCGATTAACGATAAAGCAAATGTTGATAATGAGAGACTTGCTGAAAGAATTGTAGAAAATGATACGGATGGGATAATGAAATCCAACGCAATTGTTATTGATTGTAATGAAAACGGAAAAGGAACGTTAGTTGAGCTAGGACAAATAAAAGGAATGCGAGATATGGCAACTTTGGTAGAGCGAATAATCGAAACTTATACGGGATTTGATGATTCCGTTGTAGATGCAGTATTAGAAGTATGCGAAGAGATTAAGTCGAAAAAGGTATACCCGCATAACACGGATATACGTCGGCAAAATACTGCAGAACAGCAAGGAGACCGACGAGAGTTTGGCGTCAATCAATATGTGTACGGTGTGGCGCTCGATTTAACTGACGGAAAAGGGTTCTACGAGTTAGACGAGATATATAGTGATTTAGGAAGCGGATCGAATGAGTAGATTTAGTGAACAGTTCGAAAGGCGTTTTGGAGATGCGGAGGTAATCGCCAAAGATTTTTATGGCGACCCTTTGCTCGAAAACGAGGATGTATATTATGACGAGAACGAACAGTGCTACGTTAGTGAGTCTAATATAGCGAATTATTTAAGCGATATAGGTATTCGAAAGGAGACGCTAAGGAATGACGTTATCTATTGATGATAGACGATACGCATTGTTATTTACAACTGAATTTTGTGGCGATAAATATATCGTCGTTGACTATGAACCCTCCGAGGAGTTAAATGACTTGATTTATGTCCCGGCTTATGATCATGTCATACCGTATAAAAATATTAAATCTTTAAAGTATGTACAATCGGAGGTGTGGCTTACGATGAGGAAAGTAACGCTATTTGGAGGCAACGACTTATATGTCATGAACAATGACGGACTATTAGAAACAGAAGACACTGTTTACGAAAGAATGACGAAAGCTATTTCCAACGAGTACGCAAATAAATCTACAAAGACTGCGGCTGATTATGGTATAGGAATTACCGATAAGCAGCTTGATTTTAAGCCGTTTGATAACGAAAATAAAACGATTGAAGTTGAACACCCGTCGCATTATACCAACGGTAATATAGAAACAATAGAAATTATCGAGGAAATTACGAAAGGTTATGACGATGGCTTTGTAGCTTTGTGCGTTGGTAATGCGATTAAATATCTAGCGAGAAGCCCGTTCAAGCATGACGATAGCTCTATCGACTTAAAGAAGGCGTCTAAGTATTTAGAGTTTGCCTTGAATTATATCGAAAAAGAGAAAGACATTAGCTAATAATATATAAGGGGTTATTTCGCAGTTTTAAAACGAAAATAAAACGGAGGTTTCATTTGGACAAATATATCAATAAGATTATAAATAACGGATTAGTAACTAAGAGATTTAAGTATGCCTCATTATTTTCCGGTATAGGTGGGTTTGAAACAGCGCTAAACGCGTTAGGAGGCGAGTGCGTTTTTGCTAGTGAGATCGACAAATTTGCCCGTAAAGCGTACGAAGCTCTATACGGACAGAAGCCGTCAGGAGATATTACAAAGATTCGTGCAGAAGATATACCAAATCACGATGTTCTAGTCGGCGGATTTCCGTGCCAAAGTTTTAGCGTAGCAGGTAAAAGAGGAGGCTTTGAGGATACCCGTGGAACATTGATATACGATGTTGTACGCATTGCTTCCGTGAAGCAGCCTAGCGTATTGCTTCTCGAGAATGTAAAAGGATTAATAAGTCACGATAAGGGAAGAACGCTAGATACAATAATGAGAATAATCAATGACGCCGGTTATCGATTGGACTTCGAGGTTCTAAACTCGAAATATTTCGGTGTCCCGCAGAATAGAGAGCGTGTATTTATTGTATGCATTCGAGAAGATCTAGTCGATAATGACGATTGGATTATTAGAGGAACGAATGTAGTAGCGAAAGGAAAGAAACGAATTTCTCAATATGACGGCGTTAAAACGTTTAACTTCGACTACCCAACGAATACTACTATTTCGGAAAGTCTTGCCGATTTCTTAGAAAAAGAAGTTAACGAACGGTTTTTCCTAAGTGAAGAAAAAATAGCGAAGTTAGTCACGCAATTGAAAGAACGAGAAAGCTCAACGATAAGGCTAGGTAACCCAAACAAGATAGCCGGAATGTACGGAAAATCTCAAGCGGGGTCTGTTTACGACACGGCAGGCGTTAGTCCGACGTTAGACACGATGCAGGGTGGTGGGAGAGAGCCGATGATAGCCATACCAATATTATCGCCTGACCGAGTAAACAAAAGTCAAAATGGGCGTCGCTTCAAGAAGGATGGAGAACCGATGTTTACACTTACGGCACAAGATAGACATGGGATTATAACGGATGATACACAGAGTTTTGATAGCATTTATGATAATACAGAGGTCTCATCTGCATCACGCAGTAGTAAATCGAGATATGGTGTCAGGATTCGAAAGTTAACTCCGAAAGAGTGTTGGAGGCTACAAGGTTTTTCTGACGCACAGCATGACGCAGTTGAGAACGCTGGAGTATCAAATAGTCAGCGATACAAGCAAGCTGGGAACGCCGTTACTGTTAATGTTGTATACGCTATTACCAAGCGATTGCTTAAATATCTTGACTAATATTTTGATGATGCTTTTCGGAACATTTTATATTCATCGGACGACTCTTCTTCGATGTATTCGTAATAGTGCTGTCCGGATTTATAACCGGTCTCTTCCGCAAAATGACGGCTTGTAATATATGACGATTTGTCGATAAACATTGAGCCACCTTTAGTGACGATTATTAGTGAATCCTCTGCCTTGTTATACGCCATCCCTACACGAGACCCCTTTCGAAGCCCTATTGCTTTTAATAACGAACTAGACATATAGAATCGATTGTGCTTGGCGTCAAACGATATTGTCGGTCTACTATACTTGTAAATCGGCATATATCCTTCTGGCAAGTTTTGACGCCAATCATCGTTGGTGCTGTTTTGAAACGAATTATTCACGAGGATTACCTCCTTATTTTTATTTGTGTAATAATTATACGAAATTTTAAAACGAATTACAAACGGAATGGGGTTATGATATGGAGTATTATAACGTTCTACCAAGAGGATTGAAGAGAGACTCGACTAGCGGTAAACTTCTTTGAAGATACGGTAAACAAGCCCATATAATACAGGCGAATTTAAGTACCTTAAAATATTTCAAACGAAATTAGAACGGAGTGATAATGGTATGACAAACTTATCGGTACATTATAGTAGTGTATCAAACGAATGGACTACACCACAGGAGCTCTTCGATTATCTAAACGATATTTATGGGTTTACGTTAGATCCATGTAGCGATGGAATCAACGCCAAGTGTTCTAAATATTTTACTGAAAAGGATGATGGGTTATCGCAAGATTGGTCTAACGAAATTGTATTCATGAATCCGCCATACGGCAGGGCGATAAAAGATTGGATTAAAAAAGCGTATGGAGAGTCACAGAAAGGGGCAACTGTTATTGCTTTAATTCCGTCAAGAACTGATACGAAATATTGGCACGATTACTGTATGAAAGCGAATAAAATAACGTTGATAAAAGGGCGTGTGAAATTTGGAGACGGTAAAAATTCAGCCCCATTTCCGTCTGCTATAGTCGAGTTTAAACCGGCACACACACACACGCACACACCGATTTTGGATGCAATGGACGTTATAAACTAACAGCGTAAGGAGGCAAACAAATGTCTTTCCAGATGAATTACACGCCAATGATTGTACGGAATTTCTTTGAAAATTATCACGAGTTCCTATCATACGTCGAAAAAGGAGATCCATCATATGTTGAAATATGGGTCGATATAAACGACGCTATACAGGGAGCAGACATAACGGCTAGAGATATGCGGTACTTACAAGAGTGTTACATACTCGATAATTACTACGACTTTAAAAGTATCGCTAAAAAGTATGGGACGTCTAGATATACGGTAGAGAGAGGCGTTAGGCGTGCTTTAGCAGGTATCCTAAACGAATTAACAACGAACTTGTATAGTTTTGAAGATATAAAATTGCGTAATTACGACGAAAGGATGTAGCGATGATTTATGCACAAGCTATAAGTATAGCGAAATCAGTTATTGATATTTTATGGAAGTGTAGAACGATAAATGATAAAGAAGTAACAGACGAGGTAAGAGTCGGCAATAGTGCTTTGCTAGAGCGTTGGTTTTTCGATATTACCGGATGTCCCTTACCAAATGAAGAACGAGACGGCATAGCCGAATATTTGTTATATCGTGGTCTAGATAAAGGATATCGCTCATCTTATTTTACGGATGAGTACCCATATCAAACCGATTATCAATTACGCATGGCTCATAGCAAAGAAACGTCATTAGAGTTCGCACAAAATCACGACACATTATCCCGATCACAATCGCCAAAGACACGTAAAAAGCGGTTAGAAGTCGAGGAAGCGTTGAATGTTAAGAAATGGCGTTTAAACGAACATGAACAATCGAATAAAGGTATTTAAAAATGGGGCGGGGTTCATCGGATTTATTACCGAGAGAATCCCGTCATTTTTTTCGTCTACATAAATGGGGGTGGCCCTTAGCGTTTTATTTCGAAATAAAGGTTGCATTTTTTTTTGACGGGGGAGGTGTGGGCGTTTTTATTCCGGAAGTACTGCACGTTTATTTTTGACGGCGGGGGATATGACCATTTGAATTACGGTATATTACGGCGTTTATTTTTACGGATAGGGAGGGGACGTCAGGCAGTCGCTCCTATCTGCGATGGAAGCGCGGTTTATTTAGCGGCTTACACACCACTCGTTATAAAAAAAGACGTACGATCATAATCGTACGCCTAAACGAAATTAAAACGGAGGTAACGAATCTCCGTACGGATTGTACCGAGTATCATAATAACGATTGCTCCACGTCTGAAACTATCGCTTTGATAACGGTGGGTCAACGATATCACATACTGACGACTCATGTCAATCTATACAGGTGTCTATATTGTGGCTATCGTATATTTACCCGTAAAAATAACTCTCGACGCACGAGAATCGACTTGACAGAGCTTTAATTATCTTATTTTATACGATAATACATATGACGTAGCTAATTCGGCTCTTATTTACTGATTATAATACAAAATGACTACATAGTTCGAGTACAACATGCCGAAATTACAATCGGCTAATTTATTACATAGCGTCTATCGGAAATATAATAAGATGAAAAAAAAATAACGCTCGCTTGTGCGTACGCATGGTAAGTATGTACGGCTCACACGCGCTCGCACGTGTAATGCATGTCACGATTGCTGAATACGTTAAAGGACTTTGACTCAAAGATGCTCGTTCAATACTCTCGCGAGTACGTCATACGTGCGCGTAGTACATGCCGAAGTCGCTGAATACGTTAAAGGGCATATAGCGATTTTTGTGTCGCTATTATAGTGCATGTCACAAACTCCGAATACGTTAAAGAGATCCGCCTTTAAGTCCGTCTGAATATGCATTTTACGAGGTCTCCTTTGATTATATGACGGCTGTCTTAGGCGTCCTTGCATAGCTCTTTGTATGCGCGCATACACGTATTATATGAAGCGTAAATATTTCGTTATTTTTTCGTTAAAAAGTGTTGACGTTTTATAACGCATCATGATATAGTTATGTCAGTTAGAAAAAAACGAAATTAAGACGGAGGTACTTAAATGAAAAACGAAAACTTAATATTGAGGGAAAAAGTTATCGCTCTTTTCGATAACGCTGATCTCACTACTTACTTTATCGAAAAGGAGTCAGGCGTTAGCCGTTCGACAGTTAGTCGTATAGTAAACGGTTATCGCTCAATTGATAACCTTCGACTAGAAACAGTCGAAAAGTTAGCGCAACTTTATGACCGCATCAGCAACTAAGATTATTATATTACTTAGTAGAAGCGGTTAAAAGGTTTTTAGTGTCAACGTTTAACTTTTAAAACGAAATTAAAACTAAATTTTTGGAGGTATTTATTATGAATAACGTAAAATTAAATGTTTATATAGCAAACTTGGAGGAATACGTGAAAGGGTCTCTGAAAGGGGACTGGTTCGATGTTTTGGCGGAGTTTGACGAGTTATCAGACTATGTTAATACACTTGAATCAGAATGGTTTATAGCGGATCATGAGAGTGACTTATTTCATATAAGTGAATACATGGTGCTAGACGAGTTAGAAGAGCTAGCACAGTATATTAAAGGCTTTGAATATGGTACGGATGTTGCAAATCTTTTGAAAAACTGGACGTCATGCAACTGTGACATTAAAGCAATCATCGAAGAGAGTTCTCTTCTTTTAATTTCAAGCGAAGATGGCTTGTTAAACGAATATCAAGCTCTAGGAGAGCATGAGCTAGATGCGTTAGGGTATGACTTATCGTCTATAGTATATCGATACTTCGACACAGAACAATTTGGGTATGATACGATTCTAAGCGGGGGATACTCTTATGCCGGAAAAAATAACGATTTAGAACACATCTATGTCAGACACGTTTAACGTTGTTAGAACGCATGACGTTGCGGTCGTGCGTTCGATAGAATGTTAAACACATTCAAACGAAATTAAAACGAAAAAACGGAGGTTGCTAAAATGCAAAAATTAAAAGAAGAAGAACTAAAAAAGGCTGTCGATTACTTCGAAGAAAATCTGCTAGAAGTAACAGACGTTCAAGCGCTAGAATATGCTGCGCTTGAACTTGTCGGATATCTGTCCGCAAACGGGTTCAAATTCGAGGATGTTGCGTCTCACTTCGATAATGCTGATCTAATCGATGAGGACGACATAAGCAGATTATTTGAGTATGTATATGTTGTGCCTAGCGTCGCATCATTATCTTGCGATGAATACACAGAGTTAGCGCATAACGATTTGGTATGTCAACAGATTTCTAGACAGTTTTTATAGAAACTATCTTTGTACGCTTTCGGCGTCAGATAATTTAATGCACTATGAGGTCGAATGTTG